CACCACTATCAAGCGGATATATTTTCCCGTCCCGTGCTTGGCATATTGAAGTTGTCCGACCATCGAGTGTGCTTACCCACTGCAACCCACTAAACAAATCATTATTGTTTTGATAAAACTCATCACGCGCTGTATTGGTAGCGTGTGCCATTGCAGTTGATACCAATGCTTGCGTTTGACGTGCGTTTAATGCCATCACACCATCAGTGTATTGTAGTGCTTTTGTGCCGGTGATACGCTTAACCACGTCACTATAAGATTGCCCTTCAACTAATCCTATACGCACCGCGTCTTGAATTCTTGCGTAGCTATCTGCGTCAAGTTTATCAATCCACTCTTTGATGATCTTACCTTGCAATGGTTTTGATTCAATCGCAGCAAATAACGTCACGGGCGCAACCGCTACCATATCAAGCACAATAGGCGTTGAATCATCAATGGCTTTGATTTGCCATTCTTGCTCATACTCTGCTGCGTCTTTCATGTTACTGATTAACTCTTTACCAGCTAAATCATAACCTTCATTTAAAATCGCCCGCACTGATTCTAACCGCGCGTCAATTTGTGGAATTGTCATTTGGTTATCAAGGTCGAGCGTTTTTAATTGTTTTACTAAATCTTTTTCAACAACACGCAACAAATCCATCACTTTTTTACTTGTTGATGAATAATATCGCTGCAAATAAATTTCATGTGCAATCGTTTTATCGCGCAGTTGCGTGTTCGCTGATTCTTCCATTACAACAACCCACCAGTTGCAGGCATAGTTGCAATGCGCTCCATCTCATCATCAAACGATACGTCTTGCATGATAATGTCGCCAGCAACAAGATTGTCAAATAAAGTTTGATGCGAGATTGAACCGCTTTGCCAAGCCTTAACCAAACTATCCAAGTCCTGAGCTGTCATTGAGTTTGGAATAAAATCACGGTTTAATTCAATCTTAACATCACCAGTTACGCCTGACCAATCGCGCAAATACTCCATAACGTGCGTCAATCCAATGCTAATTGATTGTGAAATTGAAGCCAATACGCTGTTTTCGCTTGATCTATGAATATTAGCCGTTTGCGCTGATTCTGCTGCGCGTTTTTCAGGTGCTAAGATTCGCGCTCCAAGCGTTGCCATCATTGCTTCTTTTGAGCGCAATGCTTCCCGCAATTCACCCAAACCTTGACCTGTAAATTCAAGATAAAATGCTTTTGATTGCGGGTCTGGCAATAACCATGCCGTGCCGCTACCAATGCGAAGTGACGCGCTTTTATCGTCTGAATAATAACCAGTGACTACAGGTGTTGGAAGTCCAGTAAAGTGCAATCCGTGTTCATAATCGGCTGTTGTGCGGTAATGCGACAGGTTAACGTCAACAAGGTCTAGCAGTGGTGGTTTATCAACGCATGGTGAATTGTCACGAACGCCAAAAAACTCAAACGGGATTTTGTTAATCACACGCCCGTTAATTTGTGGGAATATTTCTTCCACTAAAATAAACTCACCGCGCTTGTCTTTGCGGAAAACACGCTGCCGATATGCGCCATTGACCAAATCAAGAACGCGCCATTGTGGTTCGCATTTAGACTCAAACTCATCAACGGGGATCTCGTTTTCTTCTTCAAGCACAACAAGCGTTAATTGTTCGACATTGTTAATACGTCCAGTTTTCCAGTTAATGATTGATTCTGCATTATACATGGTGGCGTAAGGTCTTGCGCCTTGTGCTTGTGCTTGTGCAAGTGTGACTGCGTTAATGGTTGGCGTATGGTCAACAAGAATTCCGCATCTACCAATAACAAGTATTTCTTCTAATAATTGCTCTGACAGTTGATGCAATGATAGCCCTGACATAGTTATATCTTTTACTATGCTATCCATTGCATCAGGAGCATTTACTATTTCTGGCTTCATAAATACCATGCCGCTAAGACCATCAACTGTTCTATTCATGCAGTTATATAGCATTGCTCTTTTTTTATAAGCATAATATTCATCATCTGTTTGCCCGCTTAATCTTGGAAGGTATTTTATTCCATATTCGTGTATTTCATCCTGTCCTTCCATTAAATGCTCGCATCTCTCCCAAATTTCATAATTTTCTATAAATTCAGAATGCTTAGTATCTACAGCCATTGTTTTTCCTCAAAATATTGATTGTTGAGTTAATTTTAAGCCTTTTTCTTTTGCTATTGATAGTTCTATTTTATTTTTTTGAATTGGAGCAGGCAATTTAGATCCTTTAGTAAGGTTGTCATTTGCCCACAATGGCTGTAAATTTAAATAATGATTTAATAATATTATTTCATTTTCTGTTTTTGCATGCGCCAAAGGTATAACGTGATCAATATGCCATTTTCTGCGATTATCCCAACTCATGCCATCTTTAAACTGTGATTCAATATGATTTGTAAATGTTTCATAGTCACACCCTAAAATTTCGTAAGTATGTGATTTTTTAGTATATCCAAATCTTTTTAATGATGCGTTTATTAAATCTCTTATTCTTACTTTTAATGCAAAAGCATGATCTTTTAATATTTTGTTTTTATGCCATAATTTATTTTTATCTTGTCTTATTTTTTTATTTTTTTGATAATATTCTTGATCTTTTTGTTTAAATTTAGATAAATTTTTTAATCGATAAATTTTTCTTTGATTTTTTATTTTTTCTTTATTTTTTAAATTATATTCTTTTCTTTTTTTTCTGCATTCAATAATATTTTCTTTTCTTAAAATTTTTCTTTTTTCATTTATTAAATTTTTATTTTTATCTCTATAGTTTTTAACATCTAATTTTATTTTTTCTGCATTATCAATATAATTTTTTAATCTTTTTTCTCTATTTATTAAATTATATTCTTTTACGCAATTTTTACAGCGCGAATGCAATCCATCTTTTGATAATTTTTCTTTACAGAAAAAAATAAATTCTTTTTCTATTTTACATTTTTTACAAATTTTTTTATTGATTGTCGTCATTTTGAGAATCCCTTGAACAGTTGGATTATGTGAACGAAAGGTTATAGTGTCAGCGTTTGTTCAAGACGTTTTCGGGTTCGATTCCCTAGACACTGTGTGTATTATATCATAATTTAAAGTTTTAAATACCTGTTATTGCCGCAAAAGTTGGTCTGTTATTTACGATTGGATAGCGATACGCAATAAAATAACCCGTTGCATCGACAACGTGGTCAAATCCGCTTTTTTTGTCTGGCTCACCGTTTTTGTCGTAGGATTGTTTTTCAAGTGATTCAGCCAGTGACGGGCAATACTGCGCGTTAACAAAATAACGTCTTTCGCCTTGATTGTTAATCATGGCGTTAACAGACAACACACGGTCTTTTACAAATGGGTTTCGTGAATTAACCAGCACCTGAAAACCAAACGAACGCAAAATGCTGTGATCTGATTCGCTTGCATTGTTTGACTTGCGAGCGTTACCGCTTGCATCGGGATAAATTAAGATTCTATGCGCTGGATATTTTTCTTTTAATATCCTGCCCATCGTTGGCGTATCGAAAACACCAGTGATTTCATTAACAGCATGAACGCTATCACCGCGCACCACATGAACAACAGCAGACATATTGGCAACGTTAAAGTCCAAACCAATATGCAACACATCATCAGCCATAATTGTTTGACTGGTTGCATTAAGATTTCTGTCAAATTCATGATAAACACTGCCTGCGTTAAGGTTTACAAAATTGCCATCAAGATATGCTGATAATTGAGATCCGCTATAAGTTGCTTGTAATTGCGCAATATAGCCATCGGGCAAATAAGGATTACTTGACGTGGGTGCTTTGATTAGCTCATAGCCTTCGCGCTTTTCTTTGCCCCACATCTCATACATAAAACCAAACCCTTCAGGCGTTGATACAGCCGCCAGCGTGTTGGGTGAATTGTCTGGTTTGCGTTCTCTAATACGTCCAAGCATTTTAGTCCAAACGGTTCGCGCTTGGTCAATGCGTAGCGTATCGGCTTCATCTATCACGGCATCAGATACCTCAAACCCTACTAAACGCTCTGGACTGTCTGCTGATCTAAAAATAATCTGTGAGCCATTGTCTAATTTGATAATAGCATCGGCTTTATTGAGATTATATTTAACGCCCCATGAATCTAATATTTCTTCAAAGCGTGGGAAGGCAATTAAACGAATCAAATCGTAAGTAGGTTCAACAAATGCAAAAGATAAGCCTTTATACTTTAACGCTAACAACGCAATGCGAATAACAGCCGCTTGTGATTTACCCGCGCCATATCCTGCCACCATTGCAGGGTGGATTGCTTCACTAAAAATGAAGTCTTCTTGAGGTTTGGTTAACTTAAGCCTAATCTTCACGCGCTGCCCGCTCAACCACAAATGTGTAACCTGTTTTTATAGTTGCTTCAACGCGATCTGTTGATACGCCTGCTGCTTTACCTCTGGCAATTTCAGCCGTAATTGCCGCATTGATTTGATTGTTTTTTACAGCAAGGTTTCGCAGTGTCATTAAATCTTTAAGATGAGATTCAAGCGTAATACCAACGCTTTCAATGATGGGTTTGCGTAGTTCGTCAACCCTACCCGAAACCGCCCCGCTAGACATTAACTCACTAGCTCTTTTTTGTATTGTTTCAGCTTTGGTATTAACACCAACATCAAACGCCCCACGATAAGCGTCCGCCTGTGTTTTTCCTTCAGCAACCAGTTGTGCAAAGCGTTCTTGTTTAGGTGTGAGAGCCATACGGTTCGCCTGTTGATTCTAAAATAGCTTGTTTTCCTGTGAAATCTTGCCAGCGTTTGATGATAACATCGCAGTATTTTGGGTCTAGTTCCATTAAAAATGAATTGCGACCTGTTTGCTCTGCCCCAATTAAAGTTGAACCACTGCCGCCAAACAAATCCAAAACATTTAATAATTTAATATGATTTCCAAATGCTCTTACAGATAAAGCAACTGGTTTTTGTGTTGGGTGAACGTAATTATGGTCTTTTTTAATTTCCCATAAATCCGATTCATTTTTTATTACTTCATCAACTTTGCCATTAAATAAACAAAATTCATGTTGATGTCGATATCCACGTCCTAATCCAAATACATTTTTAGCCCAAACAATACAAGTTTTATATTCTAATTTTCCTTGTAATATTCCATAAAACTTCCAGTTGCACCAAATATAATAAACCGATGGATTTATTGTAATTATTATATTGCAAACATTGGAAATAAAAGATTCAAAGTCATTTTCTGACATTGCATCATTTATAATTACATCATGCTTTCCACTTCGACCATTAAACCCTACGTTGTAAGGCGGGTCAGTAAACACCATATCAGCCTTTTTGCCATCCATCAGCTTATCAACCGCATCAATGCTCGTACTATCCCCACACATAACCCTATGATTACCACACAGCCAAACATCGCCTAATTTTGTAATTGGCTCTTCGGGAACATCAGGCACAGAATCTTCATCGGTTAAACCTTCCGTAGTTTCTGGTTCATCAAGCAACGACAATTCAGTATCATCAAACCCAAGCAAATCCAAATCAAACCCGTCATCGGATAATTCACCCAGCTCTAACGCCAACAAATCATTATCCCAACCACTATTCAACGCCAAACGATTATCTGCAAGAATATATGCTTTCTTTTGCGTCTTAGTGAGGTGTTTAAGCTCAATGGTTGGTACTTCATCAAGATTTAATTTTTTAGCCGCCAACACGCGCCCATGACCTGCAATAATGCCGTTCTCCCCGTCAACCAACACGGGCGAATTAAAACCAAACTCTTTTATGCTTGCCGCAATCTGCAACACCTGTTGTTCGCTGTGTGTTCGTGCGTTATTCACATACGGTATTAAATCCGCAGTTTTACGTTGTGTGATTTCCATTAATATTCTCTGTTAAGTTAACCATCAAGTAATTAAACCATAACCCCGCAGTGCAAAATTATCAGAAATGCTGCGGTAAAACTGCTCCCGTCTTTTTTCCGTGCGAGAGGACACGTTTATGGTTTAATTCTTCATAGTTAAAAAACCACCACGCCATAAACTGCAATGAGTGGTGGCCGTGTTTTAAATTTGATAGTTGCCGGTGCTGATCTCCGGCTTTACTCGCATATTAGACGGTTAACAATTGCTAACTAAGTATCGCGCCATGTCTTTGTGCATCAGCCTGCACATTAACTATCAATGATAACACCCTGCGGTTATGTGTGTCTGTAGCAAAATAACGTCCCTAGAGTAAATACAGGATGTTTCATTCATAATTAAAACCAACCAACCCAGTCATTGATAAATCGCCAATATTAAAAAAGTGATTTCTGGGTTGGTTGGTTAATTAATAATAGCTTTGTAAATTATAATTGTCAATTGTTAGTGTAAAATCAAAAGGTAACGGTAAAAATGCTTTTTACTGTTACCGCTACAACCTGCATGGCTGCTATGGTTTAAGGTTAAAAGTAACAGTAAAAAACAGGTAACAGTTTTTTAAAAACCCTATTCCCTATTATAAAAAATTTTATTTTTATTATTTATTCTTTTTAATTCTATATTTACTGTTACCTGTTACCTTTAGGATAGAAATATAGATAATTAAAGGCTTTAAGTAGGTAACAGAAGATTTTTTCAACTGTTACCATGCCTTGTTTACTGTTACCTTTACCACTTAAAAGTCATCATCAACCGATAAAGTTTCATTTAAAAGTTGACGGCATCTGTCATTATCAAAATCAGCGGCTTTTTTTACCCATAATCTTTGCGGGACTCCATTCCATTTAACCTGTTTATCCACTTTCATATAGCCCATATTTTCAAAAATCCTGCGCATATTCTTGTGGTTTATTTCTGGAAATTCATAATCTGAAAACGAATTATTTTCGATTGCTTTTGTTAAAAGCGAACTTGAAATAATGCTCGTGCTGTAACCATAACCACCTTTTTTAATAAACTCAATTAAGTCTAAAAGCTCGCTTCCCTTCTCTGCTGCAATCATTGAACGTTTTTCATCGGTTATTGGTGCATGTCCATACGCTTTAAAATCATCGCTAATTTTAAAATCAAGAAAAAAACGTCTGATCTCACCGCCAAAATTTGATATGGCATTTCGTATCTTTCCAAAATACTCGTAAATGTCGCCCACATCACGCGCCATGTCGTGAATGTCAGTGTAAGGTGAAAATAATATCCCCCAGCGTCTGTCATGATCGTTTAACGGCAATGCGTCACGGTGATTAGTAAAAGCAATGTAATTGGTCACGTTTACAATCGAATAGTTATCACGATTCATTCTGCGAATGTCGATAGTGTCGTTGGTAATCATTGGCTTAATGGTATCAAGTACATCAAACCGGTTATGCCCAGCAACGCGCAATTCTTCAAGTACAACCATGCAGCTACCCTCTGCCCAGCCGGTAAATTTGTCCTGAAGTGCGGTAGGTGGCAACGGCTTTACATTGCGCCCACCAAGACAACAGGCAATAACATCGGCTATTGTGCTTTTGCCATCACCTTCAAAACCTTGTATTAATGGCGAGTGTTTTATTTTCTTACCTATGTTTTGTGTGCTATAAGCAATGAAATCCATTAACCATTGAGTTTCTTTTTCACGTTTGCCGCATAAATTGGTTATATGGTCAATGACCGGCTGTATTGCCTGCATTGCTTCAGGTGTGATTTTCTTTGGTGTTTCTGGTAAACTATTGATTGAAAATGAGTTAACGCACTGAACTCCATCAAGCTCAAAAAACTGCTGATTTTGCGGCATATACACTGCTCGGCTAAAGCAAGGAATATGATTATTATTTAACGCAAAATTAGCAGCTCCAATATTTCCACTTTCTGCATCATCACCCATAATTTTCCGTGTAAAGTTTGCATCAAACGATTGCTTGGTAATTTCTTCCTTTGTATCGACATTATAAAAACGATCACGATCATTAAGCCATATCCAATTATTGCAAAACGTGGGCGCATTTTCGGCTAACTGGCTATTTCTTGATGGTGTTAATAATTTTCTAGCATCACTGATTGAAATACCTACGTTTGCCAAAATCTTATAACGTGTTCGCCATTCGCCAATAATGGTTGCTCGTGCAATATCTGAAAGGCCAGTATCGCCCCTTATTGCATCAGCAACACTTCCCTGCATATCTGAAACAACTGTACAATTTGCAATTAATTGTGAAAGCGTTTGTGATGCCTGAGTGCTTTCTACTTTTTTAGCTGCGTAAACAATAGAACCTGCTGTAATCTTTACGCCACCATTGTTTTTAAAACTGCTCCACTTGGCATCACACGATCTTCCGTCATAACTCCCAGTGCTTGACCATTCACGCCATAAATCAAGACCAGCGACCTCGTGAAAGTCTTTTAATGCTAACCCAACCTTAACCCAATCATCATAGTCATCAGCGTTATAACGTGTTTGTATGCGCAATTTCTCGCGCATATCGGCTATTTCATCATCACCAATTTCAGCATAAACACCAGCAAACGGGTCATCATCATTATTGGCATTAACACCAACAACCACAGGCAATACTTTCTGCACGTTATCAGGAATAAACCCATCAAACGTCACATCATGCGCACCAAATTGCTCAAGCATTGGTTTAAGCGACATAAGCCATGTGCGAACCTGCTCAATATTTACACAGGGCAATTCATCAATGGCTGTGTTAATCGGCTCGTCACCTGCGTTTAAATCCCATACATAAGGCTTTTTAGTGTCTGGGTGAATGCCATACGCAATAAATTGCTGACCATTTGCCAAAATCTCAACGGCTGGGTTTTCCAGTCCATCAAACTTAAATTTTATTTTGTGCTTGGTCATAGCCTCATTAATTCTAATCAGCATCAAACATTTAGGCTTATTGCCAAACCGAACAGGCGCAAAGCCAAACGCTGATTGCGCACTAGCAAGAACGCTTTTAGCCATATCCTCGTTTAATATATCAATATCGATTGCAATTAAACGATCACCAAGCACAATACCGACATTTTTATCAGCCGCGTATTTCTTCCATGAAGGGTCATTTTCTCGATGCTGCCAACCGTTTCCAAGCGGTCTTTTACCATTAGCGGGCGTAATGGTGTAACCGTTTTGATCTAAATCATCATAAACACTACTTAGCATTTTTTAATCCTTTTTTGATTTTGTTATAAGTAAATAGCGTCACATTGTCGGTTTTGCCGCTCTTGATGTTGTGGATGGTCATAAAGCTAACGTGACACTTATCGGCTATCTTGCGAAGTGCAATCCCGTCATGTTCTTTTAATAAGTCCTGAAGCTCATTTATAAAATCTTGCATTTTTTTGTTTACCTTTTGAAGTTTATGTTGTAAATTATATTTTACATTATAACAAACTTTTTACAACAACGGAGTTATTTTTATGAACAAAGAAGAATTATCAATCAGAACCGCGTCATTGCTACGTTTACAACTTGAGTATGACCAACTAATCAGCAAAGCAGAGTTTTTGCAAACGCTTATCATCAAAGAACGCTTTGAGCTTGAGTCAATTAGCAACCCGACTATTGAGGAGCATTTGGGCGTTGATGTTGTGGCGGTGGATAATACGCCTAAAACTGCTAAAACACCTAAAGAAGAACAAAAAGCAATTGAGTCTGTTGAAACGCTTGAAGGTGTAAAAGATTGTTTAAAGCAACTTAGCATAAGAACAAACAGCCGCAAGATTTCACTAGAGATACTGCGCAAGTTTAATGTAGAAAAAACGGTTGATTTAGATCCTCGAGATTATGCCCAGGTTTGCACAATGGCTGTTGAGGCGTTAAACGAAATGCTAAAGGCGAAAAAAAATGACAAATAAACACGCAAAACTAGGAGCGTCATCAAGTGAACGGTGGATTAATTGCCCTGCGTCTGTTCGTATGTGTGAAAACCTGCCTAATACATCAAGCGTTTTTGCTGCTGAAGGAACAGCAGCGCATGAGCTTTCCGAAAAATGCCTTGTAATGAAATCCAGTGCAATTCATTTTTTAGGGAAAAATATTAACGGTTTTATTGTTGATGAGGATATGGCGCAAAATGTACAAAACTACGTTGATTATGTACGTTCTGTAAATGGCTCATTATTAATTGAGCAAAAAGTAGATTTTAGCCGCTGGGTGCATGAAGGGTTTGGAACGTCTGACGCGATTGTTATTGACGAGAAAAACAATACACTTCATGTAATCGATTTAAAATACGGCAAAGGCGTTGCGGTTTATGCACAAGACAATACACAGGCGCAACTTTATGCTTTAGGTGCTTATGATCTATTTGCGCATATTTACAACATTGATTTTATAAAAATGCACATACATCAACCACGCATAAACAATATCACCAGTTGGGAAATTACAGTTGATGAATTGCTAGAATTTGGCAATGAGGTAAAAAAACGAGCTGATGCAACACTAGATGAAAACGCGCCATTTAATCCCACTGAAAAAGGCTGTATGTGGTGTGCGGCTAAACCAACGTGTAGTGCATTGGCTCAAAAAACATTTGAAGTGGTTACGGCTGATTTTGAAATCACAGCAGAGCCTACTTTGCTACCAGTTGATAATTTAACGCCTGAGCAGATCGCGCAAATACTTCCTAATCTGCCATTAATTGAATCATGGATTAAAAGCGTAAAAGAACACGCTTATGATTTGGCTAATGTTAACCAATTGCAAGGATATAAATTAGTAGCTGGACGAAACTCGCGCAAGTGGAACGCTGACGATGATGCTATTAAAAGCGCATTAACTGCCCTTGGCGTCAACCCAATAAAGCAAGAATTAATAAGCGTAGCGCAAGCTGAAAAACTAATCAACAAAGAAAATAAATCAAGTTTTTCAAGCCTTTACGCAACATTAGCAGGTAGTCCAACGTTAGCAACTATTGATGACAAACGCCCAGCGTTAACAAATATACTTGACGATTTTGACTAATGTAAATTATAATTTACACGCCTTAACAAAAAGGCAATAAACTAGATTCATAAATTTCTAAATTCATAAAAGGAAAATATCATGGCCGCAATTATGTTAAAAAACGTTCGCCTTTCTTTTGCTTCACTTTTTGAGCATGAAGAATATAATCAAGAAAGCACTGGCAAATATGCCGCAACGTTTCTCCTCGATAAAACTCAACATGCTGATACTATCAAATTAATTGAAAAAACAATTGCTGATTTTGCCGTTGAAAAGTTTGGCGCAGGTAAAGTACCTAAACTTTATAAACAGCCGTTAATGGACGGTGATATGCAAGATTATGACGGGTATGCTGGTTGTATGAGCATTAAGGGCTCAACTAAAAAACGCCCTATTATTATTGACCAACAAAAAGTAACACTCACAAAAGAAGATGAACGTATTTTTAGCGGTGATTATGTGAACGCTAAAATTGACTTTTGGTTTCAAGATAACAGTTACGGCAAACGTATTAACTGTAATTTGATCGCTGTGCAGTTATTTAAACAAGGTGAACGCTTTGGCGGTGGTGATGCGTCTGTTGATGATTTTGATTCATACAGCGTTGATGATGACGATTTTTAATTAAATTTTATTTGATAGTCATTTGATCTAAACCAACTGTCAAGTAATCCTTGATAGTTGGTTTTTTTATTTAGAAGGTTTTATGTTAGAGCGCGAAATTGAAAAATATTTATGCAAAAAAATAAAAGAGCTTGGCGGCTTATGTGAAAAGTTTACGTCACCATCGCGCAGAAGTGTGCCTGATAGAATCATTACGTTATTTGATGGTCATGTGTTGTTTGTTGAGCTTAAATCAACAACGGGAACAGTTAGCAAGGCGCAAGCCAACGACCATTATAAACGTTTTGAATTGGGCGTAACGGTTTACGTTTTATCATCAAAAGATGAAATAGATCAATTTATAGATTATTGCAAAAGAACGCTTTTATGTTATTAAAAAAGGAGTATTTGTTATGGGTTTTGATGAAAGTTTTAAAAATTATTTTTACGATACAAATCTTTTTCCTGTTTTTTTATTTGATGATTTTGTTCATTTTTTAGATACGAGAGGAATTGAGCATCGAGAAGGCAAAGGAGCAACCCAAGTGCTGCAAGTTAAAGTTAACGATGAAGACGGATTTAAAGTTATTTTTAGATCAAAACATGATTTAGAAAATTATACGTTTAACAAAGCACTAAACCCAATCTTCAATTTATTTTTTAATCAATAATATGAAAACGTTAATGCGTTCACAAATGCACGGCTATCAAGCAACCAGCGTTGATAAAATAAAATCAACGCATAAGTGCGCACTATTCCAACAATGCGGCTTAGGTAAGACTGTAAGCGCATTAACGGCTATTGCTGACATAAAGCCGCAACGTGTGTTGATTGTTGCGCCTTTGCGCGTTGCCAAAACAGTTTGGCACAATGAAGCGTTGAAATGGGAACACTTACAGCACTTAACATTTAGCATTTGTGTTGGTACACCAGCGCAACGGTTAAGCGCGTTAAATAGTAATGCACAAATTCACGTCATTAATATCGACTGCTTGTCTTGGCTTGTGAAAGATAGCGCGGTTAAACCTAAATACGACATGATTGTTTTTGACGAATTTAGCCTATTAAAAAGTCATTCCAGCCAACGATTTAAAGCCGCTAAAGCATTGTGCAAAAACATTGAGCGCGTGGTAGGGTTAACGGGTTCACCCGCTGCAAACTCAATTCACGACTTATGGTCACAACTGTTTTTGCTTGATAGCGGTGAACGGCTATTTAAGACAGTTAGCGCGTTCAGAGCGCGATGGTTTGACGTTGGCTATAATCAGTACACATTCAAGCCTAAACCAGCCGCCATGACCGAAATCACGGCTAAAATTGATGATATATGCTTATCAATGAAAGCAGATGACTATTTAGATATGCCTGCTATTGTGCATAATGAAATATTGGTTGAAATGTCTTTGCCAGCTCAAGAAGTTTATAAAGAGATCCGCAAAGAATTAATCGTTGAAGTGGATAAAGAAACAATTGCTGTAGCTAATGCGGCTGTATTGGTTGGCAAGTGTATCCAAATTGCAAACGGTTTTCTTTATGATGAAAATAAAAACACGTTGATGTTGCATCAAGCAAAGGGCGATGCACTTGAATCAATCATAAGTGAAACTAATGCGCCTATTTTACTGTTTTATACGTTTAAAGCTGATTTACTTACAATTAAGCAACGATTTCCGCAAGTGCAAACGCTTCAGGACAACAGCGAGCAAAAAGTAAATGACTGGAACGATGGAAAAATTCCATTGCTTGCCTGTCACCCTGCTAGTGCTGGGCATGGACTAAACCTGCAACAGGGAGGAAATGTGATTGTATGGTACGGATTAACGCACTCGCTTGAGCTGTTTGAGCAAGCCAATGCAAGAATCCACAGGCAAGGACAGACAAAAACGGTATTTATTCACTACATTTTGGCAGAGAATACCATTGATAGTGCAGTATTAGCCGCACTGCGTAACAAAGAAAAAGTACAAGACGCTGTTTTTAACTCATTGAAATAATTACAACTTTATTTTTTATTTGTTTATTTTGTAAATTATAATTTACAAGATTGAAAAAAAGCATTACTATTTACCCACGTTCACAAGAACGCAAACAAAAATAAAATAATTTACGGAGTAAACGACATGAGCAACTATTTTGACACACTAAACGAAGCGTTAGCATCTGAAGGACTTGTTGACCAATGGCAAACAGGCACAAACATTAACTACGGTGAAACGGTACAAGTAAACACAGGTGAGCGTTTAATCAGTGTTTATCGCAATAGCT